TATTGTTTGAGTAGTCGTTAAAGTTACATAACCAGTTAAATCAGGGAAAGTAACTAAAGCACCGTTACCCGCTACATATTGAGCCGAAGTACCGGCAAAGCCTATATTTATTGTTCCACTTGTTGTTATCGGTGAGCCTGTAATTGTTAAAGCGTCTCCACTTTCAGTAACCGCAATACTTGTAACCGTTCCTGTCGATCCACTTGCCTTCTGCCAAATACTACCTGAGTAAATAACCTGGTCGCCCACTACAAAAGCAATCGGACCCGCTCCAAAGTTAGTCGTTCCGGCTACGTTACATAAATAAACATCGCCCTGATTAAATGCTCCGCCATTGGTTAAAGTTGGAGTGTTAGTATTAGCGTTCCAAGTACCTTGATACTCCATAACGGAATTAGGTAACTGAGATACTAATATCTTACCGTTAACGTCTAATTGTGGAATACCGTTAGCCGCATTAATAGGCAATGAGTCCAATACACCGGTAGTTCCTGTGATTACACCGTTTAAACTTCTAACTTTTGCACCCGAACTTATGACTATTTGATTGCTCATTTATCTAATTTTTTCTATTGAAATAATGCCCTTACATACTCGCCACTTTCTAACGCTCTACTGAATGTTAAAATACCCGTTGCAGAAACCCACTTAACCTCTTCGTTTACTGGAGTGCCTGAACTAATTATATTTTGAACGTCAACCCCACCACGAGAAACGTATAAACAATTCTTGCCTATCATATCCGTCCAAGTAATTGTAGTTTCCGCTCCTGTTGCCGTATAACCTTTAGTATAAACAACCCCACCTGCAACGATAACCGTACCGCTAGGATTGATTTCAGTTCCCGTTGTAGCATAAGCTCCCGTTCCCTGTAAGCTAACTGAATAGGTTGCTATGTCCTTAAATGGTCCATTCATTTGGAAACTAGCTAAGTTGCAAGTTCCACTAATTACCACTAAGCCGTCCGCTCCATTATCAATAACAAACTTTATACTTATTGGAGTTCTTTCTTGCTGAATAGTTAAGAAGTTTAAATAGCCGTAACCATTTAAAGTAACTATGCCATCGCAACTAATTGTCCAGGTTGCTATATCTATTTTATATTCTCTATAATAAGCCGAGCTTTGACTTGTTACCTCTTTTTGGTCTGCTTGTACGCTAAACGTACAGTTAGTAGAACACGCAAAAGGTATATCACGGCCATCCGGATATGCTTCCGAAGGTGCTTCGTGATAGTAAAGCATTATATTTTTTCCTTTTATTAAGTCTGCCATAATTACAAATTTAACTATAAATTTCTAGTATCTGCCCTTCCGAACTAATCTTATAAACGTGCGTCTCCGTATCCATATCAAACTTATACCACAAGAACGAACCGTTAAACGGAGTTGTAAGTATTGCATTGTCAAAGAATAAATAACCCACCGGCGGATTTGTTTCGTCAGTACCCGCATAAACAAAGTCACTACCAACACTTGAAGCCGCAGCCTCACCACCTGTCTCAAAGCCTTCGCCTCTATATCTAACAAATGACTCTTCGCCAGGATTAACAACTGTAATATCATAATTCGTTGTTACTACTGCATCCGGATTGTCTAAATCAGTTATCTCTAGTAAAGTAGTTTGAATAACATCGTTAAATAAATCCATTGTCGTACTACCTACGATATACTTTTTATCTTGTACTGTTATTTGTATTGGGTCGGTATCGTCAGCCGTTATTCTCATTGCACCACTAAATCGTCCACTTGTCGGCTCCATACTCATAAACGTACTATCTATATTAATAATATTCTTAGATAATACATTTGCATATTGCTTTACTACCAACTCACTTAAAGAAGTATATAAAAATTCAGGGTAGTTTAATGAATACCAGTTATTCAAAGACAATCCGTTAATGTCGCTTAAATATCCTCGATAGTAATTAAAATTAGAATTAGAACTGTTAAAGCCTGAACCTATCTTAGCTTCGTAAGTATAATCATTATTAGAGTTTATTGTGCTTGTAGTCGTTACACTTACAAACACTGACTCTTGTGTTAATACTACATTTTGCACCTCAACAACTTGATCTAAATAATTAACCGTTGAGTTTTCTACTGAAATCTCTATGCTCATATTACCAGGTATGTTACTCGGCGGTAAATCAATACTTATGTCGTAAACTGAAGTCCCCTCTTCGTAAGGTTCGATATAATAATTATTACCAAAATTGCTCCATTTTTTATCCGGAGTTAAATACCAAGTTCCAAACCCGGCACTTTCAACTATTATTTTAACCATAACTACATTGGGCGGAGTAACACTAAAACTCTTTAACACACAATTAAAAGAAAGGTTTCCTGTATCTCCAATATTCATTCCAGGCAAATAAGTTGTCGTAATTCTAGCATAACCTGGATTTGTGCTATTCTTTTGTAAATCTAATCTCATAGCATTAAAGTCCGAATTAGGATTTTGCTTTAATTGTACAAATCCGTATGAAGCAGTATTAGTCCAAAAGGTAGCGTTATTTCCATCGGCTGATTTAAACGTACCGTTTGAAATATAGTTATCGGCAAACTCCGCATCGTTCTTGCTTATAATCTTATTATAGCCTTTTCTTAATAGTTTAAACTGTGAGTTATCCGTAAAGAACAAATTACTTGTATTGCCGGTAAATCCTTCTATATTTCCTAAGTCCGATATTGAGCCGCTACTAATTGCAATCGCATTCTCATAAAGAGTATAATAATAACTATCGGCTGCTATTTGTGTTATTGGAACAATATACCAAACCCCTTTAGCCTGGAATAATCTAGAACCAAAGCCACTTATAATCATTGTCAATATCTCTAAATAAGTCTTACCTATAAAGGATAAGTTTTGATAGTATGATTGATTTAATGGCTCGGCCACGGCTGAGTCAACTCTATTGTCCATAATAGACGAATAGAAACTTATACCGCTAATTATATTTAGATCCGTAGGAAATAATATCTTACTTAAAGCACTATTCACAAAGAATAAAGCCTTTTGTCTTGTTAATACTGTTTCGTTTGTAGGATGCGAGAATGCAATCTTACCTAATAAACCTAAGCCATCTATTGCGTTAAATGCTAATGTCTTTCTACCTGTTGAGAAACTGAACTGAACAATATCACTAATTGTCCAACCCTCAAAGTCTAAGTCAGTATCATTGTTTAATAGTTCTACGAAATATTTCCTATCGTCTAATTCCGTGAAATCCGGCATTTGTTCTAGGTTATCCGTTACGTCTATTGCTACTGCTAATTGGCTAACATAAATAGGCTCAAATACATCGTCACTCATTGGTATATACTGGAGTGAAATACTTTCAGCCGGGTATTCTATTAGGCTGCCAACGTAGCCATCTTCGGATAAATATAAATAAGAAATGCTGCCACTTTTAGTAGCCATTGTAATTTTATACTTTCTATTATATGCCATTGCCTCTTCTTAGGTTAAGTGAATAATTACTTCTTTGCAAAGCTAAAACTAAATCGTTCCCTTTTAATACAAATTGTCCACTTCCCCCGCCTGTGCCACTCATTGCTCCGGCTGCAAATGTGCTATTCATCATATTGCCTAATTTATTCAATGGCATAATTGCCTCACTTTGTCCACCCTCTCCAACCATTGCAATAGTAGGACGAGAAACAATTCCACCCTCGGCCATTCCTAATATCTTTTTAAACCCACTAAAGAAACCTGCTCCAAAACTTTGCCCTGGAACACCACCACCAAATGCCATTAATATACCTTGAAATATTGCCGCCTGGATAGCTGCCTCAGCTAGTTTCTTAACTAAATCACCAACGTAATTCCCTATTGCAGCTAAAGGATTTTCGCCACTTGCAAATGCGTCAAACATAACCATTATTCCCTCAGTTAAGGTAGTGGCCATAAATTCAGCATATTTCTGCATACTTTCTTGAGAGTCTTTAAGTTCTTTGTCGAACTTCTTTATACCCTGTTCCATCATTTTTATATTCGGCGGAATCTCAATCTTTCTTTCGCTAATAGGAATTTTCTCTTCCTTTTCTCTTCTCTTATCCTGGTCAGCAATCATCTCCCTAGTTGAAGATACATTTGTTACAGCCTTTACAGCATCACCGTATTTCTTATAAAAGTTATACATTTTATCGTGTATCTTCATCTGCTCATTAGCCCATTTTTCCGTTGCTTTAGTATCAAACTCTAAAGCTGCAATGCTATCTTGTAAACCGTAATCTCTTTGCTTAGTTATTTTAGTTTTTTCAGGGTCTAAATTAATCTTTGAATTTTTAGCAATATTATCGGATGCACTTTTTGCATCTTCTGCTATTTTCTTATAAACTTTAATAATATCTTCCGAAGTTGTAATAGCTTTTGCAGCTTTAGCCTTATCAATTAACTCATAAGTTTTATCGGCTCCAATTCCTAAAGTAGGCAATGTAGCAAAAAACTTAACAACTGGACTTGTTTTTTCTCCGCCTGTTGCTTCTATTTGTTTTATTTTTAATAACTCTTCAGCTGCTTTTTTACTTGCTGAGTCCGCTAAAGCTCTTTGTAATTGAGCTTCAATATAATCTGCGGTCTTTGCTTTAAATACTGCTTCTGCTTCATTAATATTTTTCTTTATTCCTAGATTTCCACCTAATTGTGTATTGTATATTTTTAAGGCTTGCTCACCTGTTAATATTCCTTTATGATATTCAGCAAATGCAATTTCAACATCATTTACTTTTTTAACCGCAGTTGTAAATTCATCTCCAATCCCTTTGAACGCATCTCTAAATCTAACACTATCTATGCTACCTTCGGCTAGTTTAATAAAGAAGTTATTTATGTCATCTCCAAATGCTACAATTAAAGAAGATACAACACCCAAAGCAACTCCAATACCGGCCGGACCCATTAACCCACCAACCATAGATTTTAATGCGCCACCGGCACTTCCTGTCTCTTTACTTAATCGTTGAAAACTTTCTAATAATGGGTTAAGGTTATTCGCAATACCCATAAAGCCATAAGGAGCATCCTGCGCTACCCTTGATAAGTTTGTTAATGCGTTTGTGGCATCTCCTGTTGGCTTTGCTGCTTTAGCAATTTGAGTGCCAAAGTTAGTAACTGATTGAGAGGCTTGGTTAAGTCCGGTT